TTATCAACTAACCATAATTGAGTTTTTATATCTAAACTTAGTGGTAAAGGTTCATATAATTTTATTAAAAGATATGCTCCTTGATCATCTTGAGTATAAGCTACATTATTTGCTGTTATTAAATCATTGTTCCCAAAATTCAGGTAGAATACAGGATAGTAGTTTTTAGTACTTATATATGTTTGGTATTGTGCAAATCCATCAGTAATACTAGTATTTGAAAGAACTTGTGAAGTTAATTTTAATTCTGTTCTTGAGTCAGATATTTCTTTAATCCAATAAAATGTACCAAACTGTGAATTAAACAGTTTTCTATAAAAGTTATATTGAATGTTTAAATTGCCCCTATTAAATCCTCTGTTTTTTAAATCTTTTTCTGGATCTAATGTTAATGAAGAAAAAGTATTATTTTGAGGATTATTTTGTAGGTACGGATAGTAATCAAATGCATCATAATCTTGATCAAGAATCTGTCCTGTTTCATCATAGATAAACAACTCCATATAGTCATTAGTAGCACCAAAATTAGAATTAATAAAGTTTGAAGTTACTAATTGCTGATCTTGTGAAGTCAATTCTACTGGCTGCTTCCCTTCTCCTGAATATGTTATATTGACTAATTCCATTATATTATCTCGTTAATACTTGAAAAAGATTGATTTAAATCTAACAATTGTTGACGAAGAGAATTAATTTCTTCTATAAGTGCTTGTTTTTCATTGTCTATAACAGAACCTCCTATGTATTGTTGACTTCTTTCTACCAAGTAAACATGAGAATTTATAGATCCAGATACAGGTATATCAAAGAAAAGATCATCATAAAATTGAAAAAATTCCTCTATAGTTATAATACTTGATGTATCTTCAGTTGTAGGAGTTATTAATTCAGTAAAACTAGTATCTACAGCCTTTGTATAAGTGTTAACCCCGTAAATCTCTTTAACTAATTGTACATTAGCCATTATCTAACTACTTTAAATATTAAATTATTATCTATTTCTACAGATTCACCATTAGAAAAATCTGTTCTTATTAATACTTTATAATATCTTTCCGGTTCTAAACCATTCATATATAAATTAAAATAACTACTAGTTGCATCGCAGCTAATTTTAGTATATGAAGTATCAAAATCTATTACTCTATCCTCAGTTTTTGCATCTTGAAGTGCCCAGTAAGATGTTTGAGGAAGTGCTTTATTAGTAGTATAAAATGAAGAGGTAGTAAATACCCTTTGAGGATATTTATCTCTTGCATTAATCATTATTTTATATTTATCCGTTCCAGATTTATAACTATTAATATTATTAGCTAAAGTAATTACATTATTAGTATTATTTAATACACTTAAACTCCCAGTAATAAATGAACTATCATCCCATCTAATTTCTAAAGACGGTGGATATATAGTGTGTGTATCCACTGAAAAGAAACTTAAAGCAATGTAACTTCCTGAATTATTTTCAATTATATTAGGATGCTTAATAATGAACCCAGCATTTGTTGACCCACTAAACCAATTAGATACAATTGAAGTTACATTAACTTCAATATCTTTACTGTCTTTGTAGCTAAATGATTGGGTAACGGATGAAGTAGTAAATGAACCTCCGCCTGGAGTTAAAAAGTATGAACTTGCAGAACCTCCTGCCCAGCTGGCACTAGTTGTAGCAAACGATGAAGTACTATACCAACAAACACCATTTCGAGTTTGTGGATTATCAGATGCTTTTCCTGTTCCCATGTTCCAGGACTGAGATACTTGTTTAATTTCTAAACTATATGTAGTATTTAAATTTTCAGCATTTGCTAGATAAAGATTTAAATATGATTTCCAAGAACCCGTTGCGTAAGATTTTAGTATATCTAAATCTGAATTTTCAAATAAAATTAAAGATCTTCTAATGTCATCTGCTAGAATAGGTTGTGTTGGAATTGGATCTACAAAAAAGTTTACTGGATTAGGTGAATTTTTTACTGACACCTCTAGTATTTCATCGAGGCCGGCATTTGCTGCTGGCTTCTTTGAATATATTGAAGCATCTGCTGTAGGAAATATTTTATATACTGCCATTTTTTTTGTTTTATAATGTTACTACACGACCCTGTATATCTGTATTAGGATACTTAACTTCAAATATAGAAGGATCTAATGAAGGATAAATTACTCCATTTAAAGTGCCTGCTGAAATATCATAAGAATATTTAGAATATCCACTTGCTTCTCCTGATTTATTTACAATTTTAACAGACACCACTGTTTGTATACCCTCTATCGTATCTAGTAAAGAAAATATATCACCTAAAATTATTGGTTGATTTATTTGCCAGTTATCTATTTTAAAGAAGTTTTGTAAAACTAATATAGATCTAGCAATAACATCTTGACTTGTATAATTTGGTTTAACAATAACATCAAAATTACAACAAATGTTTATAATATATGCAGGTTTTATAGCTACAGAATCTGTAAGCATTCTATAGTCTTTTAAATATGTTTGTATATTTTGTAATAGTGCTGGTGAAGGATCTGATAGATTATTATTAGCGTCTAATCCTAGTACACAAAGGGTTACTAACATAGGATCATTCTTAGTATTATCAGCTACAATATAATTTCTAAATGTAGCATCGTTTCTGCTAATAAAAGCTTTTGAAACTTTTCCATATTGTGAAGGCATACTTAATGTTCGTGCTAAATAATCTTCTTGAGTAACAGCCCTAAATTGTGTAGAAAATTCTGAAGCTATATTTAATCTTAATTCTTCAACTGTATCACCGTCTCCACCACCTTTTGCAGGGTCTGGATTATTTACTGCGATAGTATTTTGGAAGGTAGGATCTCCTGTAATTGTAGAAGATAATATTTTAGTTAGCTCTCCAGAAAGTACGTTAGATGAAGCGCCTCCACCTACTAAATATTCAAATGTTATTGTTATATTTTTTGGTGCTAATCCATAAGTCTGCGTAGTTACAAAATTAGTCGGGTCAAATGAACTAGATAAACTGCTGAGTCCCCCTCCTGTTAAACCTACACTAACTGTATTAGGATTAGGTATTACAGCAGTATCAGCAACAGAATTAATACCTGAACCGAATTCTATTTCTAGTGTACCATCTGTTCTAAATCTAGATACAAATCTTGTTGGTGCTGGTATTTTTTGAATCATAAATGGAACTTGATTCTTAAATTGATGCAAACTAGGATAGTTAGCAGCAGTATTTGCAACAGGATTTAAAATGTAATTTTGAGCTAAGTAAGGTACTTCATACCAAGTATTGCCGTTTGAATCTTTAGCATTAAGAATAGAAATAATGGAATTATCTTTTATAGTTACTGTAGTAAACCTTTGAGCCGCACCAAATGTGAATGATTGTGTTTTAATTTGACCAGATAAAACTTGAGTAGTTTTTTTTAACAAGTAACTTGTAGGATTATTAGATCCATCTACAGTGTAAACTTCTATTGTTGTAGGATCTAATGATGATGAACTTGTAAAATCTATCTTTTGAGGTGCATAAAATAAAACAGAACTATCAACATTAGATTTTACCTGCATGCCTTGTTCTATAGTTACTGCATAACCAAAATCTGGAAGTATATTTGGGCCTACTGTTATTGCTGGTATTTGTTGGTAAACATCTAAATTAGCTATGGCGGCAGATGTAACTTTTGGTCTGTAGCCTAACATATAAGCTATATTATATAAATTACCTTTTTGTTTAGCATACTGTAAAAAAGTTTCCTGTAGTTGATTATCAAGATAAAATGAAAGAACATCTCCTACATAAGAAGCCATTTCAATAAACATACTACCAGGTGAAGCCTGCGTAAAATCATTGTAAGTTGTAGGATAATAAGACTTAGCATATTCAATTAAATCTTGTTTAAAAGTAGTAAAGTCTTTATTTAAATATTTAACATCTATTTGGTCTGGCATTTTACATATTTTGAATAGTCAATGTAACAAAATCATTTTCATTCGATCTTAATAATTTATAACTAAATTTTATATTTATAATGTTATAATCTGGTTGTCCTGACACATTTAAGTTTGTTATTTCTACATTTGGAAAATTATTCTCAATTTGTGTTTTTATAGATTGTTGTATATCTTCATATGTAGTTGATTCTATTTGCTCAAACAGTCTAGCTCTAAGTCCAGCTCCAAAATTAGGATTAAACGGTCTTTCTCTTGGGTCTGTTAATAAAAAGTTAATAAGATTATATTTAGTTTGATCTTTAGTTGTATATA